GTTGGATTTTATGGTCCGGTGGCCGGCCTAAGAAGATTTTGGTGCCGTTCACCCAACCGTTACCACAAGCGATGGCACCTATTCAGAGCGCCAATGGTGAAATTGATGAGCCGAGTGAAGCGCGTGGTTTTGAAGCCGCGTTTGCCGACGATGGTGAGCCGTTAGCCTTTGACACGAACTCTTACGGTGGTCGTAAGGGTATCGACGTTCTGTTGGGTAAGATCAAAGCAAAAGCCGCCGAAGGTGGCAAACATCTTTATCCCAAGGTTAAGCTGACGAGCGAGGCTTACCCTGGGACCGGTAAACGCACCGGTAAAACGAACTACAATCCACTGTTTGAGATTGTGGGTTGGTGTAATGAAGATGGTGAAGAAGAAGGTGTTGTTGCTGAAGTCGAAGATCAATCGGCGGAAGCGGCACCGGAACGGCGTAAGCGTGGCGCTAAAGCCGAGGCCGAGGAAAATTCGGCACCGGTCAAGCGGCAACGCCGTAAACGTAAAGCAGCGGCCTAGTCCCCCGTCTGTGAGGGGGTGTGCGGTCTTTTCTCCTTTCAATCGCGCACCCCCGCCTCTGCTACTGTGGGAAATGTAATGCTCTATATTGATCTTGAATCCCGCTCGGAATGTGACCTACTGTTTCACGGCTTGCGCCGGTACAGTGAGGACCCGTCCACTCAAATGATCTGTATGGCGTATGCGTTCGATGATGAGCCGATACAATTCTTTTGGGGTGAGACAGATGGACGTTTAAACGATTTCCCCGAAGATGTAATCGAACACATGGAAAACGGCGGGCTTTGCATGGCCCACAACGCCGACTTCGAGCGTCATTTATTCGATTATGTTATTGCCGATGATTATGGGTTTGAAGCGCCTAAGTTGGAACAATGGCGCTGTTCAATGGCCATGAGTTTAGCGAACGGTTTTGCTGGCGGTTTGGACGCCATGGCCGTTGGGTTGGGCCTGCCGTATCGTAAGCACACGGACGGCACCCGTCTCATTCGGGAGTATTGTGCGCCGGGTCATTTAAAATCGTTTAAACCCGGTGACGAAAAACTAATGCAGGAATACAACATTAGTGATGTTGAGGTTATGAGAGCCGCTATTAAATGTTTGCGGCCTTTGACGGATGAGGAATGGGAAGAATATCACGTTAATTGTATCGTCAATCAACGCGGTCTGCCGATTGATGTTCAATTTTGTGAGGCGGCATTATCCTACACCCACCAAGTATCTGATGATGCGAACCGGCGTATTGCCGAGTTAACCGGTGGTATGATGGTGAAGCACACGCAACGCAAGAGCCGTGATGAGTGGTTGTTTCCCCGTCTTCAACCTCACCATATGAAGATTTTAGAGGTTTACAAGAAGGGCGAAAAGAAGATCAGTCTTGACGCAGATCATAGACGGTACTTACAAGAGTTCGATGATTTGGATTATGAGGCCCGTCAGTTATTAGAATATATTGACAACGCTGGCTCGTCGGCCCTTCAGAAATTCGCCGTGGCCGCGCACCAACATGTTAATGGTAGGGTCTATAACACCTACCTATGGAACGGTGCGGGCCGCACGGGGCGCTTTTCTGGTAAAGGTTTGCAGCCTCACAACATCCGCCGTGATGTGTTCAGCCACAATGAAGCCGAGGCCCTTATTCAAGACATCATCGAAGGTATTGAGTTAGACCGTCCTGCCGATACAATGGCACGGTTATTACGCGCCATGATCTCACATAAAGACGGCATGTATTGGGTCGATTGGTCGAGTATCGAGGGCCGGGTTGCGCCGTGGTTGCCGAACAATGAATTTGGTGAGCGTAAACTGGACTTATACCGGGCAGAGAAGGACGTTTACGTTGTGACAGCAGCGGATATGTTCGGCGTCAGTGAAGCGGATGTTGACGCGGATTTTCGGCAATCCGGTAAGATCGCTGAGTTGTCCCTACAGTTCGGTGGTTCTCATAACGCGCTGATCGGTATGGCGAAAAATTTTGGTGTTACCTTTGATGAAGATACCGCCAGAGACATTGTGCGAAAATGGCGCGGCGCTAACCCTTGGGCTGAGATGATATGGGACGCATATGATCGAGCGATAACCGAAGCGGTGTTGTGTCCGGGAACGGATTGTAAGGTGGGCCGCGTCACGTTTTACTCGGACGGTTTAAATTTTCTCTGGTGTCGCTTACCATCGGAACGGTTGTTGTCGTATCCGAAACCACGCTACGAGCCATACGAGACACCGTGGGGTGAAGAAAGAACTGGTGCTACGTTCCAAACCCATTTCAAACCCGCAGCCGGCGAGCCACCGATACGGTTACACGCCAGAGGTGCGTTGGTGTTCCAGAATACGGTCCAAGGTGTCGCAGCCGACTGTTTGCGCGAAGCACTGTTACGCGCTTATGATGAAGAACTGAATATTGTCGGGCACACCCATGATGAACTCATCGGTGTAGGTCCGATAGATGAAGCGGAGCGTTTAAACAACATAATGTTGGAACAACCCTGGTGGGGTGAGGGTTTGCCTTTAGCCACTGGTGGTGTTTCACATAATCATAGGTATGGTAAGTAATAGAATGTCTTTTGGAGAACAACATATGATTAGTCTCATTGAGAATTCCCCGCCGCGAGGTGAGGATAAACCAGACATAAGCGGATATGTTCATTACCTCCGCTTATGTCCTAACCCGGGGTTATTGGTTGATATAATTACCCCGCCCTTCGGGGCGGGGATCAATTTTGGATCGAGTATTTAGGTCCCCTTTAGATGTGCCTACCGGCACCCCTGCAACCGTCTAACAAACGAGGCCGGTATGAAGCGACGAAATAGAGCCAAAAAATGCAGAAGGCGTCCCTGTAGAAAATGTTGGCCTATGCGACATCAGATAATTTGGTTCTCACTGTACAGCTAGGAGGCTCGACATGGACGAACTGATAATTGAAATAAATGGAACACGGCTCACGGTTGGCCAGGCAATGACTGTGCGTGTGGCCTTAAACGCTCTTGCACATGATCTTGAGAAAAACAACTGCGGCGAAGATGAGCGCGACAAAAGAGTGTCTGAAGCCTACAGAGAGCGCCTTACCGAAATTTTTAAACTGTACGAATGACGAGCGGCATGAGAAACGTTGCAAAAATCGAGAAAAAGGAAGCGGCACAGGTCGTTGTGGAGCGGCACTACCTACACCGACGACCACCGATTAGCCACGCCTTCGGCCTGTTCCTTGATGGCGCTTTAATGGGCGTTTGCACCTTCGGAACACCACCAAGCCGACACCTTCAAAAAAGCGTATGCCCTTCCGACCCAAGCAAGGTGGTCGAATTAAACCGGCTATGGGTAGATGATGAAATGCCCCGGAACACCGAAACTTTCTTTGTCTGCCGCGCCCTTAAAATGTTACCGCCGTTATTGGTCTGCTCTTACGCCGACACGGCCCACGGACACGCCGGATACGTCTACAGGGCCGGCAACTGGAATTATGCAGGGCTTACCGATCAAGACCGCAAAACTCCGCGATATGATTATGTCCCGATTAACGGGAAGCACTCGCGGGATGCGTTCAGATCGGGGGAATTTAAGCGAGTGCGGCGTAAGCCAAAACATCGCTATTGGTTGCCAACAGGCAACAAAAGAGAGAAACGAGCTTTAGAAAAGATTTGCGGCTGGCCCAGAATGGAATGGTGTTAAATAAAGGAGCATCATGTTAACAGAAAAACAACTACAGAATTATCTTTTTAAACGTGCTGATATACACGATATCTTTTGTCGTAAGATGGCTGTTGCAGCGCGTCGAGGTTTTCCTGATGTGATGTTAGCGAAGAATGGTAAAGTTGTTTTCGTGGAATTGAAATCACCGTCAACCGGTGGTGTGTTATCGAAGTTACAGAAGCGGGAGTTATCCCGTTTAAATAAGGCTGGCTTGAAAACTTATGTAACATCTTCCAAAGAAGGGGTTGATGATATTGTTGAACAACTTATTAACACCTGAACAACAAGAGGCGGTGGACCGCTTATATACGCACGATCAGACTATTCTGGTTGCTGATACAGGTGTAGGTAAAACCGTTATAGCACTGACGGCCATCAAAGAACTCATTGAAGATGGAGCGTTTAAACGTTTCATCGTTGCGGGGCCAGCCAAAGTGTTGGACAAGAATGTTTGGACTAATGAAGTCAAAAAATGGCCGCACCTGAAGGGGTTAGAGGTTGTTGAAGTCACAGGGACACCCAAAGCGAGAGCCAAGATGCTCGAAGGTCGAGCTTGTGATGTTATTGTAGTATCTCTTAATAACCTCCAATGGCTTTTAGGAACGGAACATGGGGCTGATGGTATATTGATTGATGAATTATCTAAGGCCGCAGGGAAACAAACCAGAGGTCTACGCAGTAAGAAAACGGGTGGGTGTTTCAAATGGCGTGTCGGCATGACGGCAACACCCGTTAGCCAAGACTTCCAAAAGTTGTTCGGTATGTGTCGGATCATCGATCACGGCAAGGCCCTTGGGCGGAACAAGGAAAACTATTTGAAACGCCACTTCATCCCCGATTATAATGGTTTCAACTGGACACTGAAAGATGGGGAAGATGAAACCATAATGGAAAAAGTAAAACCGTTGGTTCATATGATCGATAACGATAAGAGCAAGACCTTACCACCATTACACGAACACATCCAAAAGTTCGACATGCCAGATGACACCCGACAGATTTATAACGATATGCGTAATGATATGGTTATTGAAGAAGATGATCTCGATGTTGAAGCCGCCAACGCAGCGGTGCGTGACGGTAAGTTACGACAGATTGCTTCCGGTTTTATCTATGTCGATGCTACCGTTGCTACTTTAGATCACGCGCGTCTTAATGAAGCGGTGGATTGGTCCACGCGGTTGCAGGGTGAACCTGGACTTATCTTCTATGAGTTTGTTGAACAACGGCAACAACTTGAACGGAGATTCAAGAACACTAATATTGAACTGGCGCAAGTCCGATCAATGTCCCACGGTGTTGATGGTCTTCAGCATAAGTACGCTGATGTTCTTTTCTATCATCCGTTATGGTCCCGTGATAGTAAGGAACAGGCCATAGGCCGGGTGTGGCGTCAAGGTCAGACTAAACCCGTGAACGTTACAACATTATATTGCCGTAACACCTTAGATGATGTGGTGGTGGCCCGTGTCGAAGGTCGTGCGGAATGGATGAAACTGTTTAAACAACACATGAGGGGTGAATAAGATGAAAGAAGATACCGTTGAAAAAGTAATGCGGATTATCT